TAAGGAGTTATCTAAAGAATACCATCTTACGCCTGTCTTTAAATTTGTCTCATAAGTCGCAGTATTTGTTCTAGAGGTCTGAGCAATCTCATCAAGACCATCATTCATTATACCCATCATATACTTATGACTCTTTCTACCATAATTATGCTCAATTTGTCCTATTAAATCTTTCACAAGTCTACCAGCCATTATCTTGCCACCTGACTATAGGCTGGTACTTTCTTAGCCTGTTCTGCTTGTTCAACTATCTGATACCCTTTTAACAGTAATCCCATTGCTATGTTAATATCTTCTTTAATGTTCTTTATCATAGCGAATGTAACTTCAGTCAATATTTGTTGTGCCTGTGCTACATCTAAATCTTCTGCGGTTATATATGCTGCTAAGGAGGCTGATGTCCCATTAGCGATTTCTCCAAGTTTCTTTTCTGCTGCTTTTAAGGCTGCAGCATTAACTACTATATGCTCTATATCCTGTGGAAGATATGCACCATCTCCAACTGTTCTATTATAATTCCACCCTTCAATAGTAAATGTCCATGCATCAGCTGCAGTATGTCCTGTTGTAGTTGCGAATGTAACAGTTACCCCATCCTCTAACTCATTCCCACCTTCTAATATAGCTACACCAGATGCTCCTCCAGTACCATCTTTAGTCCATGCAAAAGTATCTGGGGTGGCTGCAGCATCTATAGTAACAACAAAAACTGTATCGGCATTAGCAAAAGTTGAATCGTTTACAGTAACTGTCATGTCGTTTGGTCCACCTGATGGGTCCTGTACAACAGTACCTGCTTTTCCACTTGGTGGGACCCTAACCCAATATGCTTTAGAATCAGAATCAGAACTAACAGGCTCTAAATGTAGCTTCCCACCTAACGTATACCAAACTGGGTCAGTATAAGATGCTTCTTCTTGCCATCCACTTGCAGCTTTAACACGACCACTAAGTCCAGCATCTACCTTCCTACACTCAATAACTTCTTCTGTAGGAGTAGATACTCCAGCTGAAGTCTGCTCAGCCTCAGTGTAAACTCTTTGAACATACATTATTTTGTTAGTACCAACTTCTACCCCTCCTGAAGCTACAGCATCAGAGAACTCCATTCCCCAAAGCATCTCAGTAGGAACACTGTTTATACAAAACTGTAGTCCCTCAATCATCCATGCACTGACATCAGCATTCGCTTGGTCCTCACCTACAAGATTTGATATTGCTGTCTTATAATTCATTTACTCTGTGTCCTAAATTCCTTCATAGTCTGTTTATGTGTCTGGTCGCTAAACTCCATCTTGGTAGTCCTTGCCATAGGATTAAACCCTAAGTAAGGTGATTTCCTTTCTATACTCCCAACTAATGGAGTTTCACAGACATCGCAAACTAAGTCATCTTTAGGTGTCACTTCAACTGATTTTTTACATTTTTTATTTTTACAGGTATATATCCTACATCGCCAATGTGCCATTCAATACTCCAGTAATTAGGTTTAAAGGTAACTGTTAGTGGATAGGTTATCTGGGGAGTAAATGAATACCCCCCAGAATAATCCGTTTTGTCACAACTCAACTTAGCCAATAGGAGTTCCGTCATTATGGAACTGATAGAGGAAGTGAGATTCTGGCATACATACCTCAAGACCTGCTTCTGTAAGGATAAGGTCTTTCCGTGAGTCTTCACCAGCAGTCTGTACATTGGTTTCAATGTAAGTATCACGATTAAGCCCATTACCAACTAACGGTCTGTACTTGACGTTATCTAAGTCAATACCTACCATCATTGATTTACCTATTCCCTTAAGAAGAGGATTCCTGACCATAGCCAACGAACCATGCACAGTATCTATCTTCATAACCTTATGACCTAAGCCACCTTCCAGTTGCTGGAAGTTAAGATTATAATGCATGTTAGATGAAACACTCTGGTCTCCAAATCCACTTTTCAGTCTATTGAAGTAAGTAACAACTGGCATTGAAGCCATGCAGAACTTCTGCTTATCTCCACCCCTTTCAGGTGCAAAGATAGTTTCAAAGTCCACAAGGAATCTGTCATAGGTTGCTTCCGAAGTACCACTTATATCAACACCTCTAACAAAAGATTTGCCAGAAGCATAAGCTAAAGCATTAGTATCAGTTAGTTCCCATGTACCAGCTTGTGCAATGATATTACCAATCATTCCATCTGTGTATGAAATGCCATTAGCATTACCTTTATTGTTGAAAAGAAATGCTCTTTCAATATCAACCTTATGTTCACGCAATTTCAAAGACCAGATTCTGTCCCATTCATTAGCATAACCACGCATGACTGTTGCCATTGCAGTATTGCTCATGTAGGCAGAAGTTTTGAAAATCTGCGTTTGACCATAGGTATCCTCAATAGCATATCCAAACGACTCTGGAGCATTTGTGCCTTCTCCCCATGCTGTGCCAATTACCTGTAAATCAAGGTTGCCCGATGATATTGTGGTATCAACATCCCCAGAAGTATACACAGTCCTTAAGGTAACTACACCAGTACCTACACTTTCTATCCTTGCGGTAATCTGCGCAGGTATTTCGGTATTTGCTGGAGCACCTTCAGCTACATTCTCATAAACAAGAGCCTGTACCAGCATTCCAGCAATTAACTCGTCCGAGTCTGATGCTGTCGTAAGGGTAAGTTCATTTACGGTATTAGCTTCTTGGTCCCACAACTCGCCTTCGGTTGCCTCAATGGTTACATTGTTTGAAGAGCAATCAATCTGGAAAGTCCTATCTGCCCATTTGGTAGGGGCACGGTCTTCCAGAACTCTGAAAACAGGGTCATCTGTCGGAACTTTCCCAACAGCACTAAGATACGCAAAGAATGGTGTTTCCTCTGGAGTTAACTTATAAACCCTATCACCAAAGTTATGCTTTCTGCGTTGACCATGTTTCGGGTCAATCGTTGCATCGGTATAACCAGTATATAAAGTATTATCAGATTGTAATCCTGTAAAAGCCATGATAATCCTCCTTTTTTATTTTGATGATTTAATTAAATAACCCTGGAACGGTTACTTGCATTCATCACTCGGTCCCATATATCATCTGTCTCATTAACTGCTGGAGGTGACTCTCCTTGAAGAACACCAACAGGAGCAGGAGCAGATTGGTTCCGTTGTACAACTGCAATTTCTGGTGGAGGAGTTGATGCATTCTGAGGTGTATTCACCTTATCATCAGCTGCCTGCCACATCTTGACCAAGACATCCGTTCCCATGTCTGTTAGAGGTTTATTAGCAAACTCATAGAATTGCTTCTTTTGAGCTGGGTCTAATCCTAAATCAGACAACTCTGTGTCAAACTGCTTCATCTTAGAATCCAAAGCCATTCTAGAAACAAGCTCTTGCTGAGACTGTTGGACAGCCTTAGTAATATTGCCTTTTTCCATTTCTTGGCGATACTGGAAAGATGAAGAGTTTGGGTCATTATAAGCTTCCCAAGGGTCAAAGTCTTCGGGAGGTCCCTGCGGAACAGCTTCAGCTTCGGTTGGAGGAGGTGGACTATTACCAGCAAGTGCAGATTTTAAATACTGCTGCACATCTGGGCGGTTTTCAACAAATTGACCAAGTGCCTTGTATTTCTCAAGGTCAGTCTTGATTTTTGCATTTTCCGCAGATACCTTATCCTTTTCTGACTGAAAATATTTAGCAGATTGCTCCCAATCTTTTACCTCTGGGACTTCTTGCTCTGCACTTTTTACAGGTGATTCAGCTTTTGCTAATTCCTGATTATCTTTGATGAGTGCGTCATCTTTGCGTTTTTCAAAAGACAGTCTTTCAATTTCAGAGAGATTTGCATTTGCATCTCCGATAACTTCAGGCTGTGCTTTTACTTTTTCTTTTGCCATTATGATTTCTCCTATTTTTTCTGAGTTTGACCATTAGCCATTTGTGTTTTCATACGCAATTTCTCTGATTCAAGTTTTACTGCGTTATCCAACTTGCTGACAGCTATTTGACCGTCAGCCTTCATTTTATGGTCAGATTCCGACATCCTTGCTTTGAACTTTTCTACTTCAGTTCTCTGACGTGCTGCAACTGCCTCACGTCTAGCGGTCTGTAGGTCACCTGACAATTCTTTAATTTGTTCCTGAGCTTGTCCTAAAGCCTGTTGAAGTTGTTGCATTTCATCGGACCTCTGAAGGATACCGTCTTTATCAAAAACTTCTGTTTTCTTTAGTGCTTCTATTCTATCAATAAGTCCAAGCTGGAATGCTTCAAGATAAATCTGCCACTCTCCCCATTTATTAGAAGGCATAGTAGAATTACCTACTATCCTTATATCATATTCTCCGACCTGGAGTGACATTTCTCTTTCTGCAATAGTAGCTGTCTTATCATCATAAATCTTTTTATTGACTGTATATTCATTCTGGTCATGGTTAGGATTAACAATAGAGAATGTTTTCTGAAAGTCATAATGTTTCTTAGATAAACTATATACAACTTTACCCAGTCTTTTCAAACTACCCTCTATATCTCTTAATTTTGACTTACTTCTTCTCTGCCCAAAATCTTCTAATTGCATTGTTGCAGATGCAGTTCTGGGTGCTTCCTGCGGATTCCCCTGTTGCATCTCATATATACCCATATTTAAATCAATATACTTCTCAACTTGCTGAGGTAGTGCTAATATAGATGCCGACATAGGTTGCGGTGCAGGAAAGTGAGGTTCACCAAAAGAGGCATCATACTCTATCGTTGCATTGGGATTTGCCCAGTCCCTCTCTAATTGTTCTACATCCTGTACTGAGCCTTGAGGGATTAAAAGCTTTAACCCTGCTGAAGACTGAGCATGGGCAGTTAATAATGAATGCATCTTATTTACGAATCTCTGTAAGCCCTTCCCTTTACCAACATCACTCATCGGATATGGAGTATTTGTCCAAATATTAGGAACTGGTACTATCGGGTAAATATCAGTATTTAAAACCCTCTGATATAAGACTACCTGACCAACTGTGGCTGTTTCTCTCACTCTTGTCTGCATAACCTCAACTATAGTAACATCTCCAATCTTTATTGCAACCTCAAGAGTAGCATCTGCTTCATGCATCATCTGTAGCTTTTCATAATCAACAATAAGTTCAGACTGTAATCCCTGTCTTTTGTCAGAAAGCCTAAAGTAAGGGACTTTAACTTTATCATAATATTGCATCATCCTATATTTCTCAGTAGCCCCTGCTCCCCACATAGAATTTTTAATCATATCTGGAGTGAATGCATCACTTACACTTGTGTTTTGTGATGAAGATGGATAGTCCTCATCTTTAAATCCAAGCCCTCTATCTATATATTCTATAAGTGGCTTTTCATACCCCTCCCTTGGAGCACCCTTCTCATCTTTTGGAATTTCAGCTAAATCTGGATAAAGATTTATTAACTGAACCTTACTTAATATAGTTGATATTATAATACCACTTGCATCATCAAAATATCTGTGTCTTGTATTAGGGTCAACATAGACTCTAAATGGGTCAACATTGCTAAATTTTATCTCACCTCTTCCGTAATCTGCTTCTGGGTCAAGATACGCATGGAAGTATCCCATTCCTGTAATAGCATAATCATGAACAACTTGCTTAAATACTTCATTACCATCTGATATATCCCAAATATACTCAAGCAGTGTGTTCCACACCTGAGCAAGTTTATTATCACTGTCTTCTCTTGGGTATGCACGAAACTTAGGTGGGCTGGAAGTAACAATAGCTTTAAACTGCTCAATAGCTGAGTATAGTCTATCAACAATAACACTGCTTTGATTAACAGATGCTAAGTAGTCAGTTTCTTCTTGTGTCCAATGGTTACCAAGATAGAAGTCTATATCTTCTCTTGCTTTTGTATCCCAGTCATTTCTACCGTCAGACCACTTCTTAAACTTCTC